ACTCATCTGCACAGCAACTTCAGACAGGTCAACTTTCACAGGAACTTTCGTCTTACCATCATCTGGACAGGTGATGTTTAGTTCAACACTCTCACCTACAGACTTTGACCTTACCTGTAGAAAAACATACTCCATATCAAATACAGGAGCATTTCGTCCATCGACAGAGCCAAATGTGCACTCACTTACAGTGTTTACAAGTGCATCATTTATCTGCCGGTCATCCTCACTCTCCATTGCTAGGAGTAGAACTTTTTCTTCTTTTACTAGAAATGGTCTATACTTGATCTTCTCCTGTGTTGATGGTACGACTAACTCATACTCTGGTATCTTTAATTTTGGTAAAGCCATAATGTTTCATCCTTTATAGTCTCCGAAGCACTTTCGGTACATTACTTAGTATTTGTCTCTGGACTCCATCCGCAACAGTATCAATGATATTGTTTAGGATATTCGGTCCATCCTGATTCTGGTCAAGTGGTGCCCAATATCTAAAAGACATGTTCACTGTTATTTTCAGATTCTCGTTATTTGACCCATAATTTAAATCACTACCATTGATGCTTTTTGGAAAAGCATCCCACAGTTTCAATCCATATCGTCTCTGGTCTTGTTTATCGAGTAAGTAGATATCAACAAACCCTATGTAATCGTTGTAGTATCCTACATTCCAAGTTTGCGGATTGAATGCTGCTCTCTGCCAGTTTTCAAAGAAAACTCTCTCCTCTAAATCAGAGCTTGCTGCAAAGGACATTGCAACTTCCTCTGCATATGTTACACCATCTACGATATCTCTAGTTGGACCATAAATGTTTGAGTCCTGTATGGTTGAGAGGTTTATGCCCGGCAGTGTAACTGACTCACAACGTAGACCAACACCTCTTGCATCACCACCCTGTGGTGATTGTCCTATCACAGACTGAAAAGGATTTTGTAACGATGAACCACCACCTATCTTTCCTGCTGATGGTGGGAACAAGTTCACCTCATATCGATTGGGTTGTGCATATCCTTCATTGGAGTGAAATGCAGATACAACATCATTGAGAACACCTATCGCAGTTCCCTCTAAAAAGTTGGGTAGAATTGGCATTAGACCATGCTCCTAGATTCTTTCCATACTTCTGCCGCAGATGCTTTCTTGAATCTCTGCACCGGAAGTAGTGTCGCAATGGTAAATTCGTCTGCATCAATTCTGCGAAACTGTGACTTAACCTGTCCAGCAAGATACTTATGAATCGTAGGGCGAACTAACCGCACATTCTTTAGTTTTTGATAATCAGCAACTATTCTTGTTGACTGATCAAATTTTGTGTTGTTTGAGAAATCTACAAGTCTGTCTAGTAACCTAATTCTTAATGGTATCGGTAGGTAATGTAGGTTGATACCAAGAAACCCATCTGGATAGTTTTCAATAGGAAGCACTAGGGGAAACGTATCATAGTACGGAAGTGTCTTCTTAAACTTTGGGTCGTAGATAAACATATTCAACCGTCCAAAGAACGGCCGCGTTGACTTTTTACCGTCACGAATCAGGTCTAGTGCACTGGGGGTGCCAAGTTCTTTTATCTTATCTTTGTACCACTCCGTAGAACGTGGACGTTCTAGTGCTGCCTGTTTTACAGACTGAATGTATTTGCTCTCTGCCATAGTATTATTTATACGAGATACCTAATTCGTCTTCAGTTAAAATCTTAAACTCTAGACCTCTATCGATGCACCATTCATTTGCATATTTCCACTTTGCAGAGTTTACACCCCATGTTTTGACTTCACTGATATACTTTCTTGTCTTGCGTTTGGGTTGTTTAGGTGGTTTGCACTGCACCTTGGGCTTGATCTCTATAATCATCTTCTTCACACCACCGTTGTGTTGTTTGACTTTGACATAGAAATCTGGAAAATATCTGTGGACACGGCCATCCAGAGGGGATAAATAAGGTATAATGATTTCTTCACTACCCCATTCTAGAATGTTTTCACTGGTATCGCAGTATACCATGAACTTCCGTTCCCATAGTGAGCGGTAGACGATGTTGCGTGGATTGCCCTTATACTTTTTAGGGTTTGCTGGTGTATATCGACCTTTGTATGCCATTTGTTATAAATAATTTAAAGTATATAAGGATATTTAGACATGTCACTCAAAGATGCATTTGTAAACGTAGCACAGGGTGCCGCAACCAGTATTGCCAACAGAGCAGTGACATCAGTTATTCAAGGCGCTGCTGCTGGACTAAAAGGTTCTAACCCAACAAACGATACATCAGTGCTAGGAGCACAATCCAGACAGTCACCGATTCTGTCTTATCCAGACGATGTTGCTGTTGACCCCATGCAAGGACATTACATATTGTTTGGTATTAGACAGACAAAGCCGGGTAAACTCGAAAAACCAAAAAAACAAGCAGCAGTCATTGGTGGTAGAGGAGGCGACCCAAGGCAGTTTATAAATGGTCTTACCAAAGATGCATTAGATACGGTGCTAAATGATGGTTTTAAGGAAGCACAAGGTAAGAATACATCAATTAGATTAAAAACCGGAACTTCGACTCAACTCGTTCAATCAATAGCACTTTATATGCCACCACAGGTCAGTGTATCATACGAAGCAAAATATGCAGACCAAACTATAGGCGTTCTAGCAGAAGCGGGTGCAGATGCGGTAAGAGCTCTCTTTGGTTCGGGTGATTTTTCCGCTGCAAAGTTGGGGTCAGATGTGCTCACGGCAGTTCAAGGAAAAGGTCTTGACGCACTAGACGCGGTAGCGCCGGGTGCAAGAGCTCTTGTTGCGTTAGAACGAGGTAAGATTGTAACACCAAGAATGGAACTCATGTTTGAGGGTATTGGTAGACGTAACTTTGAATTTAGTTTTGTCATGATACCTAAAAGTCTAAGCGAAGCTGAGAGGATTAGAGAGATTGTCAGAGCGTTTAAAGTACACATGACATCAGACGTTGCAACAGCAGAATTTGGTGGGTCAAAAAATGTTAGGGAGTTAAACATTCCAGATGTGTTTGATATAAAATATATGTATAGAGATAGAGAGAATACCTATCTAAACAAAATCAGCACTTGCTCCCTAACTGGTATGAATGTTCAATATGGTGGTGATAGATATACTGCTTATGAACCAGATGGAAGTGGATCACCACCACCACAAAGAACATCCTTATCACTTAATTTCACTGAGCTTGAAATCATGTACAGAAATAGAATTGAGGATGGATTCTAATCATGTATTTTGCAAATTTTCCACTCATACCCTACGATAACTACGGCACTGGTGACTTTAGACTGACACCAAATATTCTAAAACGTATTGCTGTCCGTGCAAACATAAAGACTACGACTTCATTGTTTGACACTTACGATGTTAAGGAAGGTGAGACACCAGAAATGATTGCAGATAAACTGTATGGTAATCCAGAGTTTCACTGGGTTGTGTTGATGATGAATGACGTTGTTGACCGTTACCACCAATGGCCCATGAGTCGCCGTCAGTTTCTCGCGCATCTTAATGATAAGTATACTAACGTAGATGGTGTGCACCATTATGAAATTTCACAATCTTCTGGTGATACCAATATTAAAATCAACATAGGCACATCCAACACGGACCACCCGACTGCAACCGCGATTACAAACAGAGAGTATGAGCAAGAGCGTCAGGATAGTTTACGAAAAATTAGATTGCTTGACCCAGATTTCATAGATGATTTTGTGACTGAGTTTGAAATTCTGCTGGAGGGGAGTGCTGTATAGTGGCAGACATTTTTCGTGCTGGACAATTTGAATTGCAAACTGCAAAAATTATATCAGCTTCTAGTAAAGAGGTTGATGTAACTTTGTCAACCATATCGGTTACAATTTTTGAAGACATCAGTAAGTTTGCAATATCTGGAAGTATTCTTATCCATGACTCTATCAACCTCGCGTCATTTTTCCCGCTTGTTGGTCAAGAGTATTTGCTTCTCAAACTCGCAACCGCCTCTGCAACTGGTAAAAATCAAATCGTTGATTTTACTAAAAACGCTTTGAGTGTGACTAAAATTAGTTCGCGTGTTGACATAGGTAATGGTGTGCAAGCGTATAATGTTAATTTTACGTCTAGAGAATTACTTGTAGACCAGAGAGTGCGCGTAAACCAAAGTTTGAAAGGCAGTTCCTCAGACATCGTGAAGCAAATCTTCACATCAAATATTGGAACCAAAAAGAACCTTAACATTGAACCCTCGGCAGACAATAGAAAAATTGTCTCACCAAATAAAAGACCATTTGAACTAATAACTGATATTGCGAGGAGTGCAGTGTCTAGATTAGATAATGACCCTTGTTATATTTGTTATGAAACAACTAAGGGGTTTAACTTTAGAACACTAGCAAGCATGTACGCACAGCCAAGTGCTATTGAATACACAGAGTTCATAGAAGGCACGAAAACACCAAAGGGTGCTGTCAACTTAGAGGCTGACTTTTCTAACCTTTTAGAGTTTAGTATTATTAGCACACAAGACACAATATATGCGAGCAGAGTTGGGACATACGCATCAAACCTATACGTCCATGATATAGTCTCTAAAAATTATCAAAAATATACATATAACTATATTGATAATTTTGACAGCGAGAGTCACATCGAATCGACCAACGGTAGATTTAGAGGCGAAAGTGTGAAAGATTTTCCAATAGTAAGTGATTTGACCATCACGAAAGATAATAAAAGAATCTCAGATTTCCCTGCCAGAACATTTGTGCAACCATCATCTGGTCTTGGTGCAGATAACTCTCATGTCAATGATTTTGGTCAGTTTCCGTTTACATCCAACTCACCAGAGCGTTCCATTCAAAGAAGAAACTCTCAGATAGAACAACTTAAAATGGCATATGCTGTTCAGATACAAGTCAATGGTAACACTGCAATATCTGCTGGTGACATTGTTGATATAAACTTGCCGTACACTGCTTCCACAAAAACAACAAAAAACGAAAAGTTTGACAACATATATCGAGGTAAATTCTTAATATCTAAATTACGTCACGATTTTAGTGTCGTAGGTAAAGAACACCTCATGCGTATACATGCGGTAAAAGACTCTTTGAAAACCAAACTACCATCATCACAAAATCCAGAGATAATAGATGAAGGTGAACAAGACATAAATGAGAGTTTTTACGACTAACTGTAGAAAGGAGAAGCCCATCTCAAAAAAATCTGTATCCAACTATAAACAGCGAAAGGAAGATAAAATGGCTAAGACCAAGAATCGCATAAAAAAATTGAACTTTCAACAACAGGAACGTAGGGCAAAATTAGAACCACTTTCGGATAATGATAAATACATCATAGAGATGTCAGGATACAGAAAAGGGCAAATGCATAATGAAGCACTTCAACGAATTACAGGAAGGTCTGCAAGACCCCAACATATTTAAAGCATTTTTCCTTGCTGGTGGGCCTGGCAGCGGTAAGTCATACGTTGTCAGGAAAACCACCGGCGGTACAGGATTGCGTGTAGTCAACTCTGATGATGCGTTTGAGTCTCTTCTCCAGAAGGCAGGGCTGTCTCTCAAGATGCCTCCAGAAGAGGAAGAACCTAGAGATGTAGTTCGTGACCGTGCGAAGAAAATCACTGCAAAACGTCAGGCAAACTATATTGAAGGTCGCATAGGTCTTATCATTGATGGTACAGGTAGAGACTACGATAAGATAACAAAACAGGCTACAGAGTTGAAACAACTAGGGTATGATGTTCACATGATATTTGTGAACACATCCCTTGATGTTGCTCTTCAACGTAACGCAGAACGTCCTCGTTCTGTACCAGAGTCCATCGTCACTAAATCGTGGAACGACGTTCAGTCTAATATCGGTAAGTTCAGTCAGTATTTCAGACAGAACTTTGTGGTCGTAGATAACAACAACGCAACAGAGGATGTATTTGTCAAAGTCTTCAAACAGATAAAAGGACTGCTGAAGAAGAAGGTCAGAAACCCGGCCGCACAACAGTGGGTCATGCAACAGATGAAGGCTCGGGGTATCACAAAAAAACCCAAAGGATTCTAAAAAAACTGTTGACAAACCTCTTCGACTGTAGTATAGTATACATATAGTCAACAAAGAGAGGTCGTCATGACTGTTCCAAATCCCCTTCTTACCTTCGTTCCGTCAGAGTTCAACACAGATGACCGTCCTCGTGTTTTCCGTGCTGAGACTAAGTTCGGAGAGGTCCGTATAGTTGGTGCAGAGGACAGAGGTTTCATTATCTTTGACCCTAACGGTATGCACCTCGATGCGGGTACGCGGCACTCGTTCATTAATGCCATCAACCGTGCAACTTTCGTGTTCGGGGGTTAATCATGATTCTGACACTCAAGGGGAAGACCAATAAGGGTAAGAACCGTATTCGTGAGCACGGTGAGGTGTGGGAAGTCTTGAAGTGGAAATCCCCTCTACGTCCAAACGCGCTGTTCATCAAGTCTGTAAAGACCGGCGAGGAACGGTGGTTGACCGAAGATTTTGATATTGTTTTACCTGATAGATTTTAGCTGTTGACAAACCTCTTTCCACATGGTATGATTAGACATAATCGGAAAACGAGAGGTTACTGATGGTTGAGAGAATTACGATGGACAAGGGAAACTTCCTTGGTTATGGTAATCTAGAAGACCTAGAATTGATAGGTCGCACTCTTGGATATGATGTCTACGTTGAGAAAGAAGAGCGCACATCCATGACTGTGTGGGTCTATGATCGCAATGTGACGAAGAGAGTTCGTCACATCGAAGGTTACATGGAAACTCGTTATCGGATCGCTGCAAAGATTGATATGAGTAAGGAGCTTGATGCCTGGCATATCGATTTAGTCAAAGTAGACAGTCGATACAAGGGTAAAAACCTTGCAGTCAAAATCTACAAGTTTCTACTCAAGAAACTAGACATTACACTGATGGCTGGTACTAGCGCATCAGTTGGTGGACGGTATATCTGGAACAAACTCAACAAAGAACGTGACGTTGTGGTGTATGCCAAGAAGTCGCCTTATTCCAAGTTCATAGATTTCCCCAAGTCTGGAAAGCGTGAGTTGGTTTCCAAGAAGTTTGACTTGTACGGCACCGCTGATAATCGGGCAACTATTTTTGCTGTTGCTGCATAATAGGGGTTGACAAAACAAATCCTGTATGGTACTATAAGACATAATTGATGAGAAAGGTTACGAAATGGCATATGTGAGTAAAGAGACGAAGAAAGAACTGGCTCCTGAGATCAAGAAGGTTCTTGCTGAGTTTGGTGTCAAGGGAACTATCAAGGTTGACCATGGCAGCACTTTGTGTGTCACTCTTCGGAAAGTCCCTGCTGGATTGTTTGGTAGAGATGCGCTCGCTCTTAGTGAGATAAATGTCTACCACATTGATACTTTCTACGATGGGACTGCTCGAAAGTTCCTAAACAAGTTGCTTGCTGCCATGAAGGGTGACAAGTGGTATGACAA